GGTAAAAAACGAAAGCGGATGCACTTTTCAGATTAGAGACGTGGCAATGTTGGAGCATGATGTTTTAGATGAAAATGGAGTAGTTGTTTCAACATACGAAACGGAATTTCAAGAGTTAAGAAACAAGCAAATAAACATTAATTCTGAACAATACGAACAGCTATTTCAAGCTAGCAATTTGTACATGGACGAACATTATCCGAGCTTTACTACACTTCAAAGAGAAGTTAAAAGATTGGATGTGGCGTTTTATTTGCACTTTAGCTCTGACTTTTTACCGAATGGATCGTTGGGATATGGTACGGAAATTAACAATTGGCAAATAGTACAATAATTATGAAATGGTTAATTAAATTATTCACAAAAAAAAATCCGTGGAAGTATTGGACGGATTTAAACGAAAATTATTAGATGAAAATATTTACAATTTACCTCTTAAAACAATTGCTAAAATGCACAGGCAACAGCTATGCTTATTCACTTTTGGCCACTTTTAAATTGAGTATTATTCTAACACCATTTATTTGGGCTTACGATAAAATGTTTCAGTGGGGTTTAGACAACCAGGACTACATAATTATAGTTATGGGTGCAATTTTGGTAGATTATATTTTTGGCACAATTAAGCATGTTTGGTTTACAAAAACAGACAAAGGCCGCCCAACATTTACGCTAAAAGGAAACGTCGTTGGACTGATGCTTAAACTTACGTTGGCCGTGGCGGGTGGGTTTCTTTTTGAGGGACTTTCCCATTTAACAAAAGAAGCAACATTTTTAGAAACTTCTCTTAAAATTATAACCCGGGTAATTGTATTTATGTACCCAGCTATTTCAGCTTGGGAAAACATTTACATAGTTTCTGGCGAAAAATTTCCGCCAAAAAAGTGGATGGAAAAATTAGGCCTTTATAAAGCTTCAGGTGATTTTAGAGATTTGGTAAACAAAGATATTAATGAATTTAAAAACGAATAAAATGGTAACATCAGCACTAGCATTAAAAAAATACGGAGACCCAAATTTACTTGCAACTCAATCAAAGCATTTTGAATTATGGATTGTCGAAGCGGATATATTAGAAGCATTCAAACACGTCCGGTTTTCAGCACTTGGTACAATCGGTTTTCCAAAGAAAATTTTTCTTAATAAAGATATGCTTAACCCATTGCGTAATGCTTTACGAACGCTTATTTGTCGAAAATTGACCGCAGAATTGAAAACGTGGGATGGCGTTTTTGTTATACGAACTAAACGAGCGTTACTCTCTTTAAGTTTGCATAGTTGGGCGATTGCAGTAGATGTAAATCAGGCGGAAAATCAACTAAATATGATACCAAAATTGTCGGTAGCATTTGTGAAATGTTTTACAGATTGTGGTTTCACCTGGGGCGGAACTTGGAAAAGAAAAGACGGAATGCATTTTGAATTATCTAATATATAAAATCATGAAAAACTTACTACTTATTTTAATTTCCCTATTGCTTTTCAGCTGCGGAACCAGAAAAACAAATAAGTCTAAAACTGAAATCAAAACCGAAGCTTCCACAACAATCGAAGCTTCCACCGTTGCTGTTTCTAAAACAGAAAAGCAAACGGAAACCGATACTAAAACCGCTATTGCAGAAAAAACGGACGTTATTGATGAAACGGAAAAGTTAGAGCCAATCGATCCGGATAAACCAATGATCAAAACCACAGAAACAAAAGATGGCAAAACCATTTCTACTTGGCAAAACGCCAGAGTTGATAATAATAAAAAAACGGATAAATCAGAGAAATCCACTACTGAAGATAAAAAGGAATTTATTGATGAATCAGGAAATAGTAATTTGTCATCTAATTTAAAAATAAAGAAAGATAAAGCAAGAACCGGTTCATCGAGCGAAAAAAACACAAAAAATATAAGTTGGTCCTGGTGGTGGTTAATTGTTTTAGTTCCTATAGGTGGTGTTGTATTTTATTACAGTAAAAAATAGGTTTTTTTATAATTGTTTTGTTTTAGTTAGGGGAAAAAGTCATCAGAAATGATGGCTTTTTTTTGTTAAAAAGAAAATAAAAAGAAAATGACATTTTTATTTTTATTTTAATGTATTGATTTTAAATTACTTATACTGTTTAGGTTACTGCCTTCTAAGCAGGAAGTCGAAGGTTCGAATCCTTCTATCTTCACATTTAAAACCACTGATATTCAGTGGTTTTCTTGTTTTATATACTTTTTATAAATTACCTTTACAGCGCAAAAACGCGCTATTTTAAGTTAAAAAAGAAAATAAAAAGAAAATGACCGTAAAACTTTTTTTAGATACAAAGCGAAATCAAACTGTCGATGGCTTTCCAATTATTTTACAAATCGTGCAAAATGAAAATAAACGTTACGTCACCGTTGGTTTTTCATTTAAGCACCATTTTATCGATTCAGAACAAATTATATCACAAAGGCATCCGGACTATGATATTTTGATGCCAATCATTGCCGACCTAAAAATTCGAGCTAAAAAAGTGGTTTTGAAAAAAATTAAGGATGTAAATGTGGCACATGCTGAAATTTTTAGAACTACGTTAACTGAAATATCATTTATTGAATTCGGCGAAAAACTGATGACTGATATGGTCAAAATGTCGCAGATGATGACAAAAAACGGAAACAAGAAAAAAGCCGACAACATATTGGGAACCGTCAAGTCTTACAAAAACGTTTTGGCGCAATTTGATTTTTTTGGACAAAAAACGACTTTGGAAAATTTAAGCTTTGAAATTTTGACCAATTTTAAAAACTACCAATTGGGTTTAGGAAATTCAAAAAGTACAATTAATCTATATTTGAGAGCACTTCGTTCTATTTATAATAAAGGTATTTTGATGTACAGACTTCCGGATCCAAAACCTTTTGCCGGATTGTTTGCTGGATTGAAAGTGCGGGCTTTTAGTAACCGAAAAAGATATTTGGACAAAGAAACAATTTTTAAACTGGAGCAAATTGAGGTACCAGGTGCGAAGCAAAAGTACTTGGATTTATTTTTACTTCAGTTTTATTGCGGGGGTTGTGATTTAATTGACCTTTATTTTTTACAGAAGAAACAAATACGCCGCGGCCGACTGATTTTTGAGCGGACAAAAACAGATACAAACCAGCGGATTGATATAAAATTGCACCCTAAAGCGTTACTAATCTTGCAAAAATTTACATCAAATGACAATTATATTTTCTCTTTTGGAAAGGAAAAAAGCAATTATGAAGTTTTTAGAAGGACCTTTCAGCGTGGATTGATATCCATACAAAAGTTGCATGATATTGAAGTGCTTCCAGATGGCGATAATTTAAGTGTAAAAGTGGCGCGGCATACTTTTATGAACCTTGCAAAACAGTACAGAATAGAACCAGACTTGATCCGTGAACTGGTGGGCCACGAACGCGATGATGTTGATAACTATTATAAAGATAAATTTCCCGAAAAAGATCGGGATTTGGCACTATTTCAGATTATTAGTAGCTTTGAATGCAAGGAATAATTACCACTTTTCTTCTGTTGTTTCTTTGCTGGTAAATAAGTTTTTCAAAAGTTCATCCATGCATTTTAGATCATGTTTCATTTGTGATTGTTTTCTGAACGTACCAGTTCTATCTTTTAAACAAAAGTATTCAATATTGTTATATTGCCGACTGGTAATAAATAATCCGGCATTTACATTCATTGCATTTTCAAAAACAAAATTTGTGGCAATTACTCTGTATTTATTTTCCTTAAATTCTATTTTGAAATCAAGTGTGAAATTTGGTGCTAATTGTATTGATATAGATCCGCAATTAAGTGATAAGTCTTTTACAGAACCAATAGCTGTTTGAGTAAAATTCAACTTTAGATTGCTTTTCAAGTTTTTCATAACTTTAACGCTATCCCCTTCAAAAATCATTTTCCAAACAATAATTTTTTCTTCTATTGTAAAGTTTTCAAATTTTATTAGGTTTTTTTTGTCGTCATAAGTTTCATTATATTCTTGTTGTGAATAACAAAATGTAGATATTAGCAGAAATAGTAGTATTTTTTGCATTACTGTTTATTTTATTCAATAAATATACTACAAATTTTCAAAGTAATCTTCAAACTCAATATTATTCTTTCTTAATAGGTTTTGCAATTTTCGAATTTCATTCATAGCAATTTTTGTTTCCTGCAGACATTCAATTAAATTATTTTGAATTTCTTTAGTGTCATAAATTGCTTTTGGCTCCGAAACTATTTGTATTTCTTTGCCAATATTACGACCTGTCAAATACTTTTCTAAAAATTCTAAAATAGCATTTAATGTATTTTCGTGTGGATTTTTAGAGGTTCCATTTATAATTCTTTTGACTCCAGCTTCTGTTAATTTAGTTGATTTGGCAATTTCATAGGCTGAAATTTCAAATTCTTTTACCTTTTCCAATACTAAATTGGCTTTTTCTTTTTTTGTTAAGTTGTACATAATCAGCTATTTAATGGTTTGTATTTGTTAAATTTTTAAATAATATAATATTATACCGTAATTATTGTGATATTAGTATTACATTTGTATCATAATAATACACAGAATAATAACACAACTCAAACAATAACAGTGCCATGGATATTACTGAAAGATTAAAACAGCGAGATTTCAAAACGTCAAGTCGTATTGAAATAGCCGAAAGGCAATCTAAAATCCTTCGTGTTTTTTTTGATAAAGGCTTTAAATCTTTTGATGCATTGTCGGCAATTGTATTGAATTATAATCCTGAATTATCAGAAAAAAGACTTTATGATTTCTGGCATTTTAGAATTGTAGACGATGAGTTTTGTCAAATATTGAATGATGTTTTTGAGAAACTTAAATCGGAATAATAATGGCAGAAGCTACCTACATAAACGCGAATGATTTTTTAGAAGCTTTAAAAGAGCGCGGTTTGGTTATTGTTTCGGCGGTCGAGTTTGAAATGGGTAAAGCTATGAAACGTCAAAAGCTACTTAAAAGAAAGGCACTTACAGTCAAAGAAATTGCAGATAATGAGTTTCTTCCATTAAAATCTAAAAAAGGCGTCATGTCTTGGATTTCTAGCGGAAAAATAAAGAAAGAGGCGGTTATTTATGGCGGTGATGCCAATGGAACCATCAGGGTTTTGACCAGCGAAATACTACGCTTAGGCTATGTTTAATCTTAAATACACAAATATATGTTAAAAGAAACTTTGTTGGACACATTGTATTTTGCTGCGATGGCCATTTTAATTGGGTTGGTTTTTCTTCTGGTTGTTTTTTTATTGATGTTCTTAAAAATACTTTACATCAATTTATTTGTTAAAAACTGCCGTCACAATCAGCGACAAATGACCGATTTAGTCGGATCACCAATCACTTGTATGGAATGCGGTAAAATCTTAAATAAGTAAAATTTAAACACAATTACATATGGATTCGAAATTATTCGAGACTTTCAGTCTCAAGGACCGTGAACAAATGCTTCGGGATAACTCTCAAAGCATTGAAAAGAAAACCTACAGCAGGCCACTAGATAACGCGGAAGTGGCAAAAATGCAAACCGAATTTGCACAAAAAGCAATTGATTTGAATATTGCTGAAGGTGAATTGAAGGTGCAACGGGAATTGTTTAAATTGGTTTCAAAACCAATTAAGAAGGATATGTCATATTTGATGCAATGCATTAGATCTGGTGGTGAAGAAGTAACCGAAGAAGTGTATTTGATAGCCGACATGTCGGAAAAGATGCTTGGTTATTACAACAAAGACGGTAATTTGATTCAATCCCGGCCTTTGATGCAAAGTGAAATGCAGTATTCAATAACAGAAATGAGAAAATCCAATTAATTATGGAACAAGATATTAAAATTACCGTTGAAAATGGTGTTAAAGAATTGGTGATTCTTAACGGTGCTGCGGAACCGGTTTACCACGAAAAGGCAATTGAAGTTACTGGAGCGTCGATTGGTGCTGTTAAAGAATATTTGTGCAGAAAAGGAATTTCAGAAGATGAAATTGTAAATTCAAAAGTAGAATTTTCCTTTGATGGGTTGTATTTGAATTTGTATTATGATGTGCGTCGGAGAAATCCGGATATTATAAAGGGCGCTTTGCGGCTTCATCCTGATTTGATTAAATTCAAAATCAATTCTGATAAAAAGTACAATACTATTGAATTGTCTGATTTTATTAAAATGAACCGCCATTACTTTGAAAATCGGGATTATGCAATGAAGCTCGTTAGTGATTTGCGCAACTTTGAAGGCAAGGTAAATAAAGAAATCGAATTGAAAGCGGATAATCGTGCCAATACGCGTGCATTGATTCACCAGGTGGTAGAGAGTAATATTCCTGAAACTTTTGTTGTTCATCTTCCTATTTTTATCGGTCAAGAAGCTTTGCGCATTGAAGTTGAAGTAAATATTAATGCATCATTCGAATGCATGCTTGTTTCTCCTGAATTGAAGCAAATGATTGATGAAAAAAGCAAGCAAATTATTGAAGCTGAATTGGAAGCAATTAAATTGTTGTCTGCTGATTTGAAAATCTTTGAATTTTAAATGATCCAGATGAAAACAACTGCTTTGAAAAATGAAGTTGAAGCAGTTGTTTATTTATCTGTTTGTGATCCTGGAGCATGCATGCCAGAACCTTGGTTTGATACCATTGAAAAATGCCGCGTTTGTGGCAAATTAATCTAATACCTAGAAATTATGATGGATGTATTGACAGTAATGTATTATGCTATTATTAATAGTATTTCGGTTTTATTGATCTTAATGGTGATGGTTTATATTTTTAAATATGTGCGTTTGTTTTTTCGTCAAATACTGCCAAAAAATGATTGCTAAAATATTCGATGCAGAAAAAGCCACATCGATTGAAAACAGTGTTTCAATTGTTTTTGAATGTGCTGTGTTGGATATGATATCTATGACAGATACGGATGCTAAAAAAGTATTAATTTATGTGTTGTTTAGTTTTTACAAGTTCGATTTGTACCAGCTGGGTAATGTTTATAAAATTAGTCCTTTGTATGTGAAAGCAATTGCAAATGCATTTGAAAATAAGTATTTACAAAATATAGATTTTAGGGAAAAAATATTAACGATTTTAAAACAAACCGGATATGCCAGTACTAACATGGACCGATACAGAAATAGAGCAATTGCTTAGGTTTTATCCAATTGTTAAAGGAAAAGACATTTGTAACTCTATACCTACGAAAACCTTACTTCAAATTAAATCCAAAGCAAATAATTTAAATTTAAAAAAAGAATTTCAGCGCGAACTTTGGTCGGATGAAAAAATAGAGCAATTGAAAGCATTATTTCCAAATAATTCAACAAATGAAGTAGCTGAAATTATGCAATTGAGTAAATACCAGGTAAATTATAAATCCTATGCTTTAGGCTTGAAAAAATCAGATGCTTATTTAATAATTATGCAAGAAAAAACCAACATAGCATTATTAAATTCAAGTATAAACAGTCGTTTTACAAAAGGGATGGTTTCTCACAATAAAGGGAGGTCAATTTCGGAATACATGTCGCCAGAAAATATTGTAAAATTTAAAAAAGCACAATTTAAAAAAGGGCATATTCCAAAAAACAGTAAAAGAATTGGTGCTGTCAGATTTTCAAAAGATGGGTTTTATGAGATTAAGGTCCGCCATCAAAATGGGAAAATAAATGGTGCATATGAATTCCTTCATCGTGTCATTTACGAAAAGCACAACGGACCTATACCAGAAGGCATGATCTGTGGTTTTAAAGATTTTAACAAAAGTAACTTTGAAATAAAAAACATTGTTTTAATGACCAAAATAGAACATGTCAAGCGTGTACAATTGCGTGATAATTACATTGCAAGAAAGCATTTTGCAGTTAAAAAAGAAGATGTTGCTGGCTTTTTAAGTGAAAATATAGTGGCGGTTGAATTAGTAAAAAAACAATTAATTATTAAAAATCGAATCAATGAACGAATTGCAGAGAATAAGCGATAAACTAGAGGGTAAATCCTTTTCCTATGGATATGACGAAAGGCTGACTTTTACAGCCTGTAAGAAGGTTAATTTATTTTTTATGGTTAAGTGCCTCGAAAAAACGCTTCAAGTTGATGTGAGCAACGTGGATGATTTCTTGGACGATATTATAATCATCGAAACAAAGCCAACGGTTCAAAAAGCAATGATACCAGGAAATATGGTATTTGCATTGCCAGAAACACATTCTTTTTATTCTAAGCTATTTACTTCTATGGAAGCGATTTTGGATGAAGTAAACACCGCTGATGTTACTAAAATGGAAGTTTTAGCTAAAAAAGCAAAGGTTATTACAGAACTTGGTGTAACAGCTGTTGCGATGGAAAATTCAAGAACCAATTTGCTGCAAACTTTAAAGAAATAAATATGAATCCAAGTTTCTATGCTATTATTCCAGCTGATGTCAGATATGAAAAATCATTGACCGCTAATGCAAAATTGCTTTATGGTGAAATTACGGCATTGTGCAATCAGGAAGGCTTCTGCTGGGCCGATAATAAATATTTTGCTGCATTGTATTCTGTCGATCATAAAACGATTTCACGCTGGATTTCTTCACTTGAAAATGTTGGTTTTTTAGTTATTGAGCACTATCCAGAAAAAGGAAATATGCGAAAAATATTCATCAAAAATTCAGCTCGTAACCTAGTGACAAAATCATCACTACCTAGTGACAAAATCATCACTAGGGTAGTGACAAAATCATCACTACCTAGTGACAAAATCGTCACTCCAATATATGATAATATTACAATTAATAATACAATGAATAAAGAGAAGGACGCGCTCTCTTTTTTAGAGGTTAATTTTAGATCTCAATTTGATATTTTGATGATGCAATTTAAAAAGCAAATAAACGAATTCGTCATGTTTTCGCAAATGTTTAATGCGACTGTCGAGCAGGAAGGTTTGGAATTTAATTTGAACGTGCTTTCTGGTCGTTTTAAGAAATATGCTTTGAACTGGATTAAGAATCAATCAAGATTTGACAATCCAGTGATTGAGCTAAATCCAAGAAAAGAAAAAATAGGAGGTTTTTAATTATGGAAAATTCAAAACAATTTAAAGCTATTCAAGTGGATAAAACCAAAATTATCGATTTAGAGAAAGGAAAACTTCCACCGCAATTAATCGATATTGAAGCTGGAGTTATCGGCGGCATATTGGCAAACGCAAAGGCAATTGAAGATGTTGCAGGTGTATTTATCAATCCAGATGTGTTTTACAAAGATAATCATCGGGTTATTTTTGAAGCTGCAATGAGTTTATTCAATGCTGGCAATCCTGTTGACTTACTAACTATTTCGGCTGAACTTCGAAGAAACGGAAATTTAGAACGTGCGGGTGGTGATTTCAATTTGATTCAATTTACACAAAAGATTGCTTCATCGGCTCACATCGAGTATCATTCAAGATTGATTTTACAGAAATACATGGCACGTCAAGTGATTAGCTTTTCTAGTCTCATGATCAATCTGGCTTATGATGAGCACACTGATATTTTTGAACTGCTAGCGCGCTGGCAAAATGAGTTTGACAGTGTGATGGATTACATCAATACCGGACGTGATACAATGACTTTTCCTCAAGCGTTGCAGAATTTAAAGAAAGAAGTCGAAATGCTTACTGCCAACAAAGATGAAGTGAAGTTGGTGGGAATTCACACTGGTTTTCGTAGAATTAATAAATATACCGGTGGTTATAGAAAACAGGATTTAGTGATAATAGCTGCACGTCCAGGGATGGGAAAAACTTCTTATGTGTTGAAGTGTGCCATTGAGAATTGTAAGCTGAATGTCGGTGTTGGAATGATCTCACTTGAAATGAGTATTGAACAATTAACTGCTCGATGCGTGGCAATTGATACTAATTTCCATCTAAAACAATTGCTTAAAACTGGATTCGAAAAAAAGGAATACTTTACCACATACGGTGAGCACCAAGATCGGATGAATAAATATCCGTTTTACGTCGATGATTCAGGCAAAACAGATATTGCTGACGTTGTTATTCGGGCTAAAATGATGGTCAGAAAGTACGGTATTAAAGTACTAATCATTGACTATTTACAGCTAATGACCAATAGAATGGTCAAGGGGAATCGAGAATCAGAAGTATCATCTATATCCAGAAGGTTAAAGAGTTTGGCTAAAGAATTAAACATTCCAATCATTGCACTGTCTCAATTGTCCCGTGCTGTTGAAACCCGTGGATCAAGTAAGCGGCCGATGTTGTCCGACCTTCGGGATTCAGGATCTATCGAACAAGATGCTGATATTGTGCAGTTTCTTTACCGTCCGGAATATTACAAGATTGATATTGATCGGAATGATTACGATGAAGATATGCATCCATTGATTGATGCGGGTGCTGATAGTGAGATCATCTTTGCAAAATACCGTGGCGGTTCTTTGAACACAACCATGTTAAAGTGGCAAGGAGACAAGACCAAGTACTTGGATGTTACATGTCCAGATGATATGCAGGTTTATGAGGAACACTATGAATCTAAACCATTGCCAAGCGTTAATCCAGCGGATGCCTTTGATGACAATAACGGAATAGCTTTTTAATTATGCCAAGTAAACCAAATCAAATCAAAAGAAACTGGGTGCCAGAACGCAAAGCATTCGATAGGGAAGCAGATAATTCGGCATTTTATAACTCTCGTGCCTGGCGTAAACTTCGAAAAAGTGTTTTGCAAAAGAATCCTTTATGCATCGAATGCGAACGAAAAGGAATCACAACCGTTGCAACCGTTGGTGATCACATAGTTCCCATCAACCAAGGCGGTGAGCCGATGCAAGAATCAAACATACAACCGTTGTGTAAGAAGTGCCACGATTCTAAATCGGGACGTGAATCAGGAAGCAAGCGTGGGGGTATGGGGTCAAATCGCTAGACAAAAAATCGGGCGTACATCGCTGATTACAAACACTTTTACTCACGATAGATATTAGAGGGGGGGTTAAGATATAAGTATTTTAAATTATTGAATTATGAAAAATGAAAACATGAATGTTGTACATATTGGCGAAGGAAAACAAACACTTTCTTTGGTTCCAAAACCGCCGATGTATTTATCGGCAGCTGCCAAAAAATATTATTTAGCGATGGGAAAAATGCTGGCAAAAAATGAAAGACTTAAAGACATCTATCTTCCAGCTTTAGAAATTTTCGCATCGGCAATGGACCAATTCGAGTATGCAAGTAAAGCAATCAATTTAAAAAACAAAGAAGCTGCCGGAACTGGATTTATCCAGGTGTATAAAACCGGTGCCACAAATATTACAACAGAAATTGTGCTACGAAATAACGCTTCAGATATTCTTTTCAAATGCTTTAAGCAGTTTGGACTTGATCCAAAATCTGAAAGCGAATTAAAAGGACTTGCAGAAACTGGTCAATTTGATTTGTTTGAGCAGTATTTGAAAGTAAAATAACGTTCCGATTATTGCCGCAGTTGCGGAATTAAAAGCACAAATGTTTCACTTAAAACAAAAGTATATGAAAATCAAAAATTTTCAACCAACCACTAAGCCCGCAATTGTCGGCAATAATGTGTTAGCTGATGGCTTTATTTGTCAAGGATGTAAACACGAATTGCCAATGGATTTTAATTTAAGAACAGAAGGGTTCTGTTTCTTATGCGACCCTAATATTACACTTGCTGAATGTCTATCGGATGATCCTATTAAGCGTGTTCCGTAAGCTTGCAGCTAACTACCAGCTTTACACATGTTATTGCGTTTTTAATATAAATCCAAAACACAAAACCACACCGATGAAAACATTCACAGAATACCAGAACCACATGATTTCAAATGACAATATTAACAACTTTGATAACAACGAAATTGCAAAAATTGGATATGTGTTTTACACAGAAATATCAAAATCAAAAAATCAATTTATTGAAGATTGCTTTGTTCCCTACAATAGTTCACGAACTAATTTTGATAGTAATTACCAATTAATGAATAAGTATGCTTGGTATATCAGAGCGGTTTCTGAATTAAATAAGCAGCAAGTTAAAAATGCTATTGATGGAATGAAACTAAATGTTTCTGATTACAATGTAGATAATTTGCAATTTCACATGCTTATAATAATTCCTTCACTCATAGAGCATTACCAAGATATTGAGCAAAGTCAATTAAAACTTTTATAAATCTATAACCCACCATGCTTTCACCAACACAAATAAAATCCCTTCCCTTCCAATACGCAGCAGATGTCCAGTCCGGCAAAATAACCGCTGGGAAAAAAATAAAACAAGCCGTTGCCCGCTTTTACTCCTGGATAGAAACCGCAGATCAGGATGGGTTCTATCTGGACCACGATGCAGGAATGCATATTGTCAATTTTTATCCAACTTTCATTAACCACACGCTTGGATTACTAGCTGGAAAACCGTTTCACTTAGCAGGATTTCAAGCATTCACGATGTACAATGTTTTTGCCTGGAAAAAAAAATCAGATAACCTTCGACGGATCAAAGCGGTTTACGACAAACGCGCAAAGAAAAACGGAAAGTCAGCCGAAATGGCGGGCCTTGCATTATACTGCATGTCTTTTGAAATGGAAATGGAAGCCCAAATATACGTTGGCGCGACAAAAGAAGAACAAGCCAGGATCTGTTGGGAACAAACCAAAATGTTTATTGAAAGTCCAGTGGCCAATAAGAATTTAAAAAAACTAGGTTTTTACTGCCAACAGAGAATTATCGGAAATTCACGGACCAAATCAACCATGCGGGCTTTGGGTGGTGATAGCAAAACCCAAGATGGAATAAATAGTTTTCTTTCAGTCATTGACGAATACCACGCCCACAAAGATGATTCCGTAAAAGAAAACCTTGAATCATCATCCGTTCAAAGAAGTCAGCCGCTTTTGTGGCACATCACCACAGCTGGAACCAACGTGCAAAGTGCCTGCAAACGTTATGAAGATTCTATTATAGAAGTGCTCGAAGGACGCGCAAAAATGGACCATCTTTGGATTATGATTCACGATTTAGATACAGATGATGATTGGGAAAATGAATTGAATTGGTCAAAAGCAAATCCGCTTTTGGGCCAAGGTTTAAAAATTGAAAGAATTCTGGAAGAATACGAAAATGCAAAATTGCAACCTTCTAAAATTCCAAATTTTAAAACCAAACATTTAAACATGTGGGTAGATGCACCCAATGTTTGGATCCCTTCCGAAATATGGGATGCAAACAAAGTAGTTGCAATTCCAGAAGGTATTTTTCAAACACTTGGAAGTTATGCAGGTTTAGATTTATCCACAACCACTGATATTTCCGCTTTTGTGGCATTGTCAGAACCCGACGATAACGGCGATCGATATTGCAAACCATGGTTCTTTTGTCCAAAAGAAAATATCGACAAACGAAGCCGCGATGACAAAGTGCCTTACAGATATTGGATGGATCAAGGATGGCTAATTGCCACACCAGGAAACATGATTGACTACGCATACATCGAAAAGGTAGTGCAAGAAAACTACAGTTCACACGGAATAAAACGCATTGAAGTCGATTTGCATAATTCCAGTTATTTAATTACAAATCTCGATGCCATTGGTGCCAATATTTCCGGCTTTAGCCAAAGCATTACAAATATGTCATTCCCAACCAAGGAACTTGAAAAACTGATTTATCAAGGCAAAATTTTACACGATGGAAATCCGATCATGTCATGGATGCTTTCCGGTTGCATCACCTGGTCCGATGCAAACGACAATATAAAATTGCACAAAGGAAATTCGCAAAGAAACGGCCGCAGAATTGATGGAATTGTAGCACTGGTAATGGCGCTTGGCGGCTCTCTCTCTCCTGAAGAAGATAAAGGAAAATACAGCAAGCCGCTGGATAAAAATGAAATACATGTTTAAATATAAAACCACTATGCAAACACAAACTACAAAAACCCGATTTGTTCCAATGTTGTTTTCTACCGATATGGTAAAAGCAATTTTAAACGGAACCAAAACCGAAACCCGAAGAATCATAAAGTTTAGTAAAAAAATTGTAAATCCTCATATAGGATTTACAGCATTTACAGAAGAAGGTGATTTTTCCGTTCGTGGCATACATGCAAACGGAGAATATGGAGAAAGTTTTTTTAAATTAAAAGTTAAAAAAAATGATGTCATTTGGGTTCGAGAAACTTTCGTTCAATACGAAGTTCTTGGCAAAAATGGTAAGGAAATAGAAACTGAATACAAAGCGGATGAAAGTCCAATAAAATTCAGATGGAAAGCATCTTTATTCATGCCAAAAACAGCATGTAGAATTTTCTTAAAATGCACTTCAGTCAAGGCCGAAAGACTGCATGATATTGACGAAAAAGGAGCAATTAATGAAGGCATACAAAAAGTGTTTAATACTATGTTCGATGAATTTCGATATAAAGATTATTCCAATGTAAAATCTGATTGGCGAAGTGCGATCAGTTCCTATCAATCACTTTGGGCAAATATTAATGGTTTTGATTCATGGGATGAAAACCCTTTAGTTTGGGTTTATAAATTTGAAGTTATTGCTAAGCCTCTGGACTTTAAGCAATAATCAGATAACAAAAAAGTTATAACAAGTTCACTAAAAACCAACCACTTTATGAACCAAGAACAATTAGCCCTACGAGCCCAAATTGAAAAACTTACCGCTCAAAACGAATTGATGAAGAAAATTGCAACCCGACAAGGCTTTTGTGATTACTATTTTAAAATTCTTCCAGAGCACAAAACAAATCAAGCTGCATTTTATTTTTTGAATGATCTTTATGAAAACCTATTTGGCATAAAACGTTATGAAGATCACCATTCTTTTAAAAGTGCTATAAATCATTATTTTAAAAAATAAAAAAAATATGAAAATAATTTTAGCAATTTTAGCCGTGTTCTTGATAACACTAGCTACATCCCTACTCTACGATTGGAATTTTATAAATCAAAATTACGTTCGTCTAGCCCTGGTAACAATCTTAATTTCCATCGAAATAATAGCCGGCTTTTTTTATGTGAAAGTCGAAATTAAAAATAGTAACTTAAAAAAATAAAAAGTCATGAGAAAAATTATTAAAGTGATTCTAATTGAATCAAGCATCGTAGAAAATTTTGGACAATCTATTAATCGTGCAAACACTAGTTTTAGTGATTTTAATAAAATTAAGACCTTTCAAGAACCTGAAACAGGAAGTAAGTTTATCGAAAAATCAAAACAAAATTTTAAAAAACGATAAAATGAAAGATCCAAACATCAAAACAAAAGTGGTTCATTCTAAATCAAATTTAGCATGGAACGTGGTCGGAGAAAATTTAGCCAATAAATTTAAAATTGCACGAATTCCATATATTTTAAGTGGTAATAAAGAGTATGATTTCAAAGCCGTTGATGAAGCACATTCGCACGCAATTTTTATTTCAAAATGTTTTAATAATTCCTTTGCAATTTGCCGGGCCTTAGTATAAACAATACTTCCCTTCCAACCCTATTTTGCCATTAAAATAACAAAGGTACATTTTGTACCCTAAATTATTTTAATGGCATTATACTTTTACAGTCAAATATAATAATAATGTCATTAAACCAAGCCTTTACCGAAATGTTTGCCACACGAAGTGCCGATGGTCTCGTATCATCAGCTTTAGGTAGTATATTTCCGTTTTTTGGTGGTTCTGATGGTGTAAACACTGTGGCCAATTATAAATCAGCCTTAACCTTGTCGGCATTTTATAACGGCGTCGAACAATTGTCGAATGATGTTGCTAAACTTCCTAAGTATGTATTAAAAAAAGAAGGTGAAAACCGCCTAAAATTTTCGGAACATCCCGTAAATTACCTTATTTCTCAAAAACCCAACAACCTTATGAATGCTTTTGAATACTGGAAGGTAGTCGAATTGCTTTGCATCGTTAAGGGTAACGCTTATTCCATCATCGAGCGAAATGATTTTACTGGTTATCCTTCCCAAATTAATTTGCAAGAAAATGACGATGTCCATGTTTTTAAATTAAGTGGCAGCCTTTTTTATAAAATCAAAGGCAAAACCTACTCAAGTGCTGATATTTTGCATTTTAAAGGTTTTACGTTTGATGGAATATTGGGCGTTGGCGTTGTAACTTTTGCTGCAAAGCAACTAGGTATTTCCCTAGATGCACAAACCTACCAACAGGAAGTTTACAAAGATCGTGGCTTAGGTTATGGCGTGATTGAATCTGATAAAGATGTTGAAATTGGAAATAAGCGAGCCATAGAAAACGGTTTTACCGAGAAAATGTCGCAAAAAAACAAGTGGAAGGTTCCGATGCTAGATGCTGGAATGAAATACAAGTCTATTTCATTAAATCCGATGGAAACGCAATTTCTTGAAAGCAGCAAAAACGGCGTCATAGAAGTATGCCGATGGTTAAATATTGCACCACATAAATTAAAAGATTTATCTCAAGGTAATTTCTCAAACATTTATCAGCAATCTATTGAGCACGTTCAAGACAGCGTTATGCCTCGTGTAATTTCCAAAGAGCAAGAAATAAATAACAAGTTGTTTCCTGAAGCTGATGCTGATAAAGTGTATTGCAAATTCAATATTTCTGCATTGCTACGCGGTGATTTAGATATGAAACAAAAGTACTACACCGCTGCTATTTATTCTGGCTACATGACTAGAAACGAAATTCGAGCCTTGGAAGATCTTAATCCTATTGATGGATTGCAAGAACCATTGCAGCCAGTGAACATGCAAACTTTAACCATTGCTTTAGAACAAATGAAGCAAAACGCTAATAATAAGTAAGATGGCAGATTTAAAACTAAATAGCCCAGTAATTCGTCAAGCCGTTATTCGTGCTTTGTCCGAAGAAAACAAAACAAACCGCCAAGCGGAATTTGTGATTTCAAATGAAACGCCCGATTCCTACGGAACTGTTTTTTTGATGTCTGGTTGGGATTTGAAAAGATACGAAAACAATCCAGTTGTTTTTTATGCACACCGGTCCTATTCTGACAATCCAGATGTGGTTTTGGGAACATCCGTTTTAAGAATCGAAAACAACGAATTAATTGCAGTTGTTACTTTCGAAACCGAAGATATGAATCCGCTAGCTGATAAAGTTTGGAGAAAAGTGCAAGCCGGAACTTTAAGAATGGCATCTATCGGAGCCAATCCAAAGAAAGGCCACTACGGAAATGAAAAATTGGGTGAAAATCGGGATTTGATTTATTTTGATGAAGCCGAACTAATCGAATGGTCCATTGTGCCTTTAGGGTCAAATCCCGATGCATTAAAAAGAAGTGAAGATAACATGGAAGCTATTCGTGCCGAAATGATCAAAGATATTAAGGTTATTGAACCGGATAATTTTAGCCAGCGTTCACTTTACGAACGTAAATTAAGTATTAATAAAAAACGTTAAAAAAGATGAAAAAATCTGATTTATTTAAACAACAGCGTTCACAAAAACTAGATGCACAAGCGGCAATCCTAGACAAGTGTAAAGCTGAAAATCGAGAAATGAACGCTGAAGAAGTGCTTTCATTTGATGCATTAGATGTAGAATCTACTGCATTAGAAGGACAAATTTCTCGTGCTTTAAAAGCCGAGAAAATTGCATTGGAAATTGCTAGTCGTGCAGCTGGTGCAGTTCCAACTGGTGATGGTGGTGAAGGCAAAGAAAAAAGAAAAATGGAATTGGCTTATTCAATCACCCGTCACATTAGAATGGCTCGTGAAGGTAAGGATTTAGACGGTATTGAAAAAGAAATCCATGATATTGGAATTTCTGAATCTCGTGCTGCTGGTGTAAAAATTGACGAAAATGCAACTGTTCACATCCCAATGTCTGTACTTCGTGGAACTGGTCAAAGTGTTTCAGAAGATGCTGGAGCTTACGGTGGATTTTTAGTAACAGACCAGGCGCCAAGAGTGCAAGCATCTTTTACTCCAAAATTATTTTTGGAAGCGTTAGGTGCAACTCGTTTGTCTGGACTTCAAGGTGGTGATGTGCCTCTACCTGTAGCTGGTGCGGCAACATTTCAATGGTTAGGTGAAACCGAAGAAATTGCAGACCAAAAAGTAGCAATTAACGGTCCCGTTTTGTCTCCAAAACGTTTAGGTGCTGCAATTCCTATTTCTAACCGATTATTGCTTCAGACTTCAATCGACGTGCAAACAATGGTTTTAAATATCCTTCGAAATGGATATGAAAACACTTTGCAACTTGCTGCAATAAACGGATCAGGAACTGGAAATACTCCTAGAGGTATTTTAAATACGGTTGGTATTTTTAGTGCTGCTCATGCCGCTGCTCCAGCAACTCGTGCAATGCTTTTGGCTTTGCAAGCAGCTGTTGAAAATGCAGATTCTACAGAACAAGCTTTAGGTTTCTTGATGCATCCTTCTGTTAAATATGCTTTGATGGGCACTCCTATCGATGCTGGTTCAGGTCGTTTTCTTTTGGAAAACAATACGATTAATGGAGAAAGAACGGTTTCTTCATCTATAGTTCCATCTTTAGCTGGACAACGTCCACTTATTTATGGTGACTTTTCTCAATTATTCATTGGAGAATGGGGCTCTTTATCACTTGTGGTAAATCCTTGGTCAAAATTGAAGTCTGGTCAACTAGAAATGGTTGCAAATGCTTATGCTGATATTGCAATTGCACAACCAGGTGCCTTTGCAGTAGATAAATTTATTACAACGTAATAACAGATAAAAATAAAAGTTCCTAATCTATTTTGGGGACTTTTATTTAATTCTAATTAAAATATAGTAGTATGAAAAATTCTGATAATAAAAACGCAAGTACTGAAGCGGCTAATGAAACAGTAACTGCTGATGTAAATGCGGTTAATGAAGCAGTAACTGCTGATGTAAATGCGGTTAATGAAGCAGTAACTGCTGATGTAAATGCGGTTAATGAAGCAGTAACTGCTGATGCAAATAAGGCTAATGAAACAGTAACTGCTGATGCAAATAACGTTTTAATTCGGTTCTTACTTTCTCCTTGTGGTGCTTTTTTGCTGCCGTGGAACGTGGGAGACGAAGTTGAAATCAATGTAAACCAAGCCCAAGAAATGGTCGAGGCTAAATACGCTGAATACGTAAATTAAGAAATATGATTACAGATGTGACAATCACACCAGGAGAAATTGAAGTTGTTTCGTTAGAATTAGCAAAACAACATTTGCGAATTGAACCAAGCTACGTGGATGAAGATAGTTTGATTGCTGCATACATCGAAGCTTCAGTTGTGATTTGTGAAGATTTCATTGGTGGTAGTCTTTCAGCAACGGCAACGGTGCTGATGGACAAATTTGTTTCACCTGGTAAACTTCCCGTTTATCCAGTGCAAACAATCACATCTGTAAGCTATTTTCCTATTGATGGATCAGAATTAGTGGTTATGCCAAATTCGGATTATCGGTTGATGAAAGTCGACGGCAAGTCTGCATATTTAGTCATTGATGACATGCCACATACAGCCACTCGTTTTGATGCTTTAAAAGTGGAAGTGTCTGTTGGTTTTGCTGCAATTCCTAAACCGATCATCCAAGCGGTTTTACTATCCATTGGTGATATGTACGAAAGAAGGGAAGATCGTACTGAAGTAGTTTCAACAGCGGTGCATGCACTTTTGCGACCTTACAAATTATACTAATGCAAAAAACACCTTACATCGGTCAAATGGACCGCAAAGTATCTATTTTAAAAACGGTCAAAGTGCAAACTACAACTGGATCAACAAAACCTGTTGAACAATTAGTTATAAAATGTGCTGCAATGCTGGCTGAAAAAGGCGGTGATGAACAATTGGAAGGCAAAATCATAAATGTGGTCAATCGAGAATACACCATCCGCTTTAATAGCGATATATTGGCAAAAGGCAAAGACTACATTTTGCAAGATGCTTTAATAAAATACCGAATCTTACACGTTGCTGAATTAGGCCGTCGAAGATTTTTAACCTTAAAAGTTACGGTAAATGAGTAATGGTATCGACATCGAAATAACTGGATTTCAAGAACTCGTTGGTAAGATTCAAAAAATTACAAACGACAAATCCAAAAAGCGGGAAATGATTGGCATTTTACGGCAAGTTGCTTCGGGAACCGTGAGGGTTGCCAAGCGAAATGCACCAAGATCTAAAAAGTCACATCTTATTTCCGGAAGCAGAACACGTCGAATGGTGCAACCAGGTAACCTATCAAAGTCAATTGGAACTATCGTGGCTAAGCGAGGCAAAGCCGCTGTAAATCCAACTGTAGCTGTAGGACCTAGAGCCAAAATAAAGAATGATGGCTTTTATGGAAATTTTGTCGAAAACGGACATAAAACCTACAAAGGTAAAAGTCGTAATTCTCGAACTAGAGCCACAAACGCTACTGGTTCTGTGCAAGGTCAGTTTTTTATGAAACAAACCTTCCAGCAAACTGAAGGACGTGCCACCGGCGAAAGTGCCGATAGAATTGCAAAATACATTCAAAGAAAACTGGAAAAATTATGAAAAACGCGGGCTTACAATTATTTGCTTTTTTAGTAAACACACCAGCGTTTACGAATGTAATGAATCAGGAAGTGGATGGCCAGATGATTACAAAGTTATTTCCTTTAATGTCTGACGGTACTATTGAATTGCCGTTAAGCATTTATGGAATGCGAGAAAGTGCCCGGTCTAAACAAGGTAGTGAGTTTGATTTTACGCTCTCGTTTTATTTTGCAGCCGATCAGTACGACGAATGCATTGATTTTCTAGATGCAATAAAAGACGTAATTGACGAAAGTAATGAGTATGATTTTATTACGTCAGATATGGAAGTGAATGATGAAGATTATTCATTAATAGGAATTTTAAATTTTAAAAATTAATCAATTAATACATAGAAACTATGTCAGAAAAAATTTATCGAGGTAAAAATGTGCGTATTGCCGTTAACGGAAAAGCAATATTTCATGCAACATCATGTTCGTTAGGATTAACGACAACTTTAGAAGAAATTGCCACAAAAGATACCAATGGTACAATTTCCACTCCAGGAAGTTATGCATGGACTTTAGGAACAAGTTCTTTAGTAGCTGATAAAGATACTGCGAATGTGGCTCAAACGGATTTTATGGGTGTACTTGGTTTGCAGCTTGCTGGAACTGAAGTGGATATTGAATTTACAAGTAATGAAATTGGTGATTTCATTTTATCGGGTAAAGCATTTATTGAATCTTGTAACATTACATCAGAAATCGGTAATACTGTTACTGGTGATTTCTCTTTTAAAGGAAATGGAGATTTACAACTAGCAGTGATTGTTTCACCAAATCCGATTATGACAAGTGAAAATGTTATTAATATTCAGCAGGGTTTAGAGGGAACTTTTCAAGTAACTGGTACTAATGGACCTTTTACTTCTTTTGGAATTACGGGAACAAATCCTTTGCCAGGAACTGGTATATCATTAGATCCTACTACAGGTTTATTTTCTTGGACAGATACAGCTTCTGTTGGCACTTATGTTGTGCAATTGCTAATTTTTAGTAATGCTGGTTTTTCACAATATGCAATAACAATTTTTGTTGCTTAATACAGTAAATTTAAAATTTACAGAATAAAAAAAATCCTGCATTCAATATTATAATGCAGGATTTTATTTCAATTAAATTCACAAAAAAACACACACACAATGAATTCACTAAAATTTAAAACCAAGGATCAAACACTTGATTTAAAATTCAGTTACAAATGTTTTAGACAGTTGGCTGAAATTTGGAAATTAACTTCTTTAACCGAAGTTTTTGAAAAAATACAAGGTCTTACAAAAAGTCTTGAAACTTTGGAATTTGAGGCATTTGACAATATAGCTGATCTTGTAGTTTGCGGTATTCATGCCGGAGACGCTCCAGATGACAAAGAAAACTTTGACTATGATGATTTTTGCGAATATATTTTGCAAAACGTAAATTGTCTTACTGAATTATTCCAATACCTAAACGAATCAATGCCAAGGCAGGCAAGTGAGCCAGCAAAGATTCCAGCGGCGAAGTCCTTGAAAAACAAACGACAGTAACCTGGGACCAACTCGAGAGTTTGGCGTTTGAATCAGGATTGAAAATAAATGAATTGTATGACCTTACACCGCGACAATTTAACAATTGTGTGGGCGGTTATACCAACAGGCAGACTGAACTGACAAAAACAACTTGGGAACAAACCCGGCAGCTTATGTTTGCGATTTTGTCGCCAAATTTAAAAAACAGAAATACAAAAGTTACAGATATAATGGTTTTTCCTTGGGATCCAAAAACAACCGAAATTGATATTCAAACGGAAATTGATACCGTCGAAAATGAAAATAAAAAGTTCTGGAAGGAAATGGATCAAAAGAAAAAAACTAAACAAATTTTTAAAGTATAATGCAGTTATTTAAAACGCTCTTTATCTTTCTAATCGGGATGATTAGTTTGACGGCGATGGGAAGTACACCCTTGCTGGAGAAAAACAAAGAAGCAACATTTTGTAAGTCAGAAATGACAAACGATGTTGTAAACGTACAAATGAATTTTGAGGTTACCATTTTTTATTTTAATTCCAGGAATTTTAACTACATTTTAGAACGGCAGCTGCAACCGCCTAATATTCGTGTAATAAAATGTACATCGATTACAGCTAAAACCAAAAGTAATTATAGTGCAAAGGAATTGACTGATTTTATTTACATTTTAGAACGACAGCCAAAATTGCCTGATATTGATTTAATAAAATGTACATCGATTACAGCTAAAAATAAAAGTAATTATAGTTCAAAGAAATTGACTGATAGTTGGTGCGATTCTAATGTAAAGTTGTTTCAAACTAAAATTTTGATCAGGAACAACTGTTAGCATTAAAAAAATGGCCAATATTAAAATTTTCTTTACAGCCTTTTTCCAAATTGCACTGGTTGCAATTAATACCTTGCTTATTAACAGGGGTTATATTGTAGGAATTTTTCTGGCATCATTTACAATCAGTATGCTTTGGAGTTACAACGTTTCTAAAATAGCGTTATCGGACTTTCGAAATAAATTGATCTATTCTTTTGGCGCGGGATTTGGCGCTTTATTTGGTTATTTATTTATAACGATATTTATATAAAAATCTTTATTTGTGATTAAATTGTTTTTAAATTGTGTTTTTTTAAGTGAGGGGTCCGGCATCGAAAGGTGTCGGATTTTTTTAAATTCAAATTATTATGTTTAGATCAAACATCAAAAAGCTCAACCGGGATAATAAAATTTTCGAAATCAATTGGAACAAAGAAGAAAAAAAAGACCCAAAAGATTCAGAAATAATAATTACGCATAAGCAAAAAATTCAAAGTCAAATTTATACTTATTTAAAAAATAAAAGCGACATTCAACTTCCAGCTAAAAACTCGATGATCAGAGTAATTGTAAAAAGAATTCCTTCACAAACTTTTATCTATAAAATTACAGAATCAGAAATCATTGAAGAAATGACTATTGCCATATTTTCTGTATCTCGAAAAATTATAACCGGAATTACAGCATTGATGGATGAAGGCAAAATAAATCCAAAAATCAATATTCTAGTTTCTGACATGTGGGCCAAATTAAAAAAAGAATCCGACTATCTTTTCTTAACGGATAATTTTCCATCGGGTAAAATTGGCATTGAACGAATTCACGTAAAAATAATGTTGGCAAAAACAAATCTGGGTAATTACTATATTTATGAAGGTTCCGGAAATTTAAGTACCAACACAAACTATGAACAATATATTTTTGAAGAAAGTAAAGACACTTATGACTTTCATTACAAATGGATTAACGAATTGATTGATAAAAATATTCAAACACAATAACCATGGCAAAGCAAAAAGCAAAAAACACATCACGCGAATTTACAGACCAGGAACTCAAACAAGTCATTCTCGAACTTTATGAATTTATGCACGAAAAGCCAGAGCACGTTTTTATTGATGACTTTCTAATTTTAGAAAAGAAAATGCTGCATTCGGATCTTCAAATTTTAATTGAAACAGATGCTGATTTTGCAACTGGAATTAAAAACGGTTTGGAAATTGAAAAAACCAAGCTAATTAAATACGGTTCGGCCGATAAATTTAATGCCTCTTTTGTCAAAGAAGTGCTAATAAAAAAACACAACTTTTATTAAAACTTTAACATTTGATGTATTGTTATATAACACATATGTTATATATTTGTATAAGAGTTAAGGAAGTGATTTACACGGCAAACTCATCAATAGAGGCGGCAACTCGAAAATACGGCAAAAATTAAGATGAAAAATACAGTAAAAAATTTAGCAATTACAGAAGAAGTAGCAATCAATTTTAAAGCAAGCTATTCAGCTGCGATGGGTGGAACGCAAACGGTTGTTTTCCCAAATGGAATGTCCTTTTATTTTGATGACAGAACATACTACTCTGGACGCGGTGTAAAGTACAACAAATCAATTAACCATCAATTATTGGGAAATGTAGTAATTTCTTTATCTCATGTAAAAGATTATGTTTTGCAACTAAATGAAAGAGCGGCAAGAATTATTCAATACAGAAAAAATGAAAAAGCACTTGAATTGAGACTTAAAGAGGCAAAAAAAAATAAAATCTACACGATAAACCCAGGTGGATATGTTGAACTTTCAGAAAATGAAAGTGAAAATAAAAATTTTGATGCAGCAAGATTAGCAAACACTTTAAAAATTAATATTGAAGATGCATTGCTTTTGAATTCCGTAGGTAAAACCTATGTTTTTGCAAAATCAGAAGATGGATTGATTTATCAATTATACCATTCGTCTTTAGATTGCAATGCGCTAAATATTCATGTTGAATTAGCAACTAAGGAAATGATGAATGGCTTCAAATCCGAAGAATGGCAAAATGCTCCTTATGCTAGTTTAGTTGGGCAAACTACAAATAATAATCATTTCGTTTGCTAAATTTAAAATTATGAACGTAAATCCAATAAACCAAAACGAGCAATGGAAGTTGCTCGTTTTACTTCTCAAAGAAATTGCTGACGAAAAAAACATTTCTCAAAATGAAATTTCTGAACACACTGGAATGCTTCAATCAGCGGTTAGTCGTTTTTTCTCGTTAAAATTTAAGCCAACACTAGATACATTTATCCAAGTGGCAAAAGCAATCAAAGTAAATTTCTTTTTTGAAGATCAAGAAAGTAAAAGTGATCTAAACCTGTGCATGGAAAAAGCAATGGAAGCCCTCGGCCGTCGTGCCGATAAATTACCAAAAAACTAAATTATCAAAGGCGTCTGTTCCGACGCCTTTTCTCTCGATCTTCCCGCCAGGTCTTATTGCAATATTTATCGGAGGGATGCCGCTTATAATATTGACGCAATATAATTGCAACAAAAATAAATCCTAAAATCGATATAATTATATCTTTCATTTAACAAAGGTACATTTTGTACCCTGAAATAAAACACATCAAAAGTACTTTTAAGCCATCTTAAAATTATTTTTGCAATGGCTTCTTTATCCAGTATAAACATTCTCTTTCGTGCGGACCTTAGTCAGTTCAGTTCTGAAATGCAAAATGTTAGCCGTTCATTAAATAGACAAGGTCAACAGCTTCAAAACCTTGGTAAATCATTGTCTTTATCTCTTTCAGTTCCTTTGGCTGCATTAGGCGTTGCTTCAATTAAGAGCTTTGCTGATTTAGAAAAACTACAAAAAGGACTAGAATCTGTCATGGGATCTAGCGAAGCCGCCGCCAAAGAATTTGAACTTTTAAAAGAAGTAGCCAAGCTTCCAGGGCTTGGATTAGAAGAAGCCGTTCGTGGTTCGGTAAACTTGCAAGCGGCTGGTTTTAGCGCTGAACAAGCCAGAAAAACATTACTTGCTTTTGGTAATGCGTTAGCGACGGTAGGAAAAGGAGCACCACAATTAGATTTAGTAAATCTAGCTTTAACGCAATTAAACAACAAATCTAGCGGTTTTGGTCAAGATTTAAGACAATTGACTGAACAATTGCCGCAGCTACGTGGGGCTTTAAAAGATGCTTTTGGCACTTCAGATACCGCTGCAATTAGTAAATTAGGTATTACAGGTTCGGAAGTTGTAAGGCGTTTGACAGCTGAATTTGAAAAGCTTCCGAAAATGACTGGCGGTATTAATAACGCCTTTGAAAATTTAAGGGATGGTATTCAAATTTCCTTAGCAAAAATAGGAAATGAAATTAATGAAGCTTTTAATTTGGAAGAAATTATATCATCAATTGGTGATGCCGCTTCGTCTATTGCTGAAAGTTTTAAAGCATTATCACCTGAAATAAAAAGAGTTATTCTTGTTTTTGCTGGAATAGCAACGGTTATTGGTCCAGCATTACTAGCCATCGGAACGTTAGTAAAATTACTTCCCGCTATTGCTTCTGGATTTACTTTAATGACTGGTCCTATTGGTTTAGCGGTTATTGGTGTGGGTGCATTAATTGCATTAATTGTAGCCAATTGGGATGATGTCAAAAAAGCGCTAATTGATACAGCCAACTACTTTATTGATTTATACAACGAAAGCATATTATTTCGGATTGGTGTAGAAAATGTTATTTTAACATTTAAAACCTTATATAACACTGCGGTTTTTGTTTTTGAAGCTTTAAAAGTAGGTTTTAAAGGTTTGGTATCTGGTATTAAAATAGCGGTTGGAATTATCGGCGAACTTATTTCAGCGGTTTTAACGGGGCGAATTACTTCCCTTCCTTCTATTTTTGCTGAAGGCATGAAAAAGTTGGTTTTGCAACAATCAAAATCTTTGCAACAATCCCGTGAAGTTTTTAGCAAATTTGGAAAAAACGTGGGTGCCGATTTTGCGAAAGCAGCTCAAAATATTATCGGTAGAAAAAAGATAAATATTCTTTCTGAAAATGTCAATACAACTGGTTTAGAAACCAAATTGGAAGATGCTGTTGTTGCTGGAGTTGGAAAAGGAATGAAGCGCATAAAATTAGAGGATCTTGCAGCACCAGAATCAAGAGGCACCAGCGGCAAAACACTAGCTAGCTATGATGAAGAAATAGCCAAAATTACCGAGTTTATTAGGGCAGTAGCGACTACACCAGTGCAAATTGCAAACGCAAAAAAAGCAATTGAAAAACTTGAATTTCAAAAAACATTATTAGCAGATCCAACGTCTTTAATTAATGTCGAGGGTTTTGATATAAGACTTAAATCAATGGCTAGTTCATACAGGTCATTTAGTGATGAAATGGTCGAAATAGGTGAAATTATTTTTGAATCTGTAGAGCAATTTAAATTTAATGTGGCTTCGGGATTTGGTGAATTGCTAGCCAATGCTGTCACTGGTTCAGAAGGCATTTCAGGTATTTTTCAAGGATTGATACTTATTGTAGCTGATTTTATGGTGCAACTAGGAAAATCATTAATTGCGGTTGGTATTGCCTCTGCAGCTTTCAAAAAAGCATTTGCAAATCCTACTGTGGCATTAGCAGCTGGTATTGCATTAGTGGCATTAGGTTCTATTTTTAAAAATCAATTTCAGCAAGGACCACAAGCTTTTGCCAATGGTGGTATTGTGGGTGGTACTTCTACTTATGGTGATAAGATCCTGGCGCGGGTCAATAGTAAAGAATTAATCCTAAACCAAAAACAACAAAAAAGCCTTTACGGAATGATAAACCCTGCGGTTTCTGAAGGCAATATGATTGCGAATCTAGTAGGCCAACTTACCGTAAAAGGAAATGATTTAGTGCTCGTTATGGATCGGGCTAATAAAGCTAAAAATCGCAAAGGATAATGGCAAATAACATTCAAATACTATTTTCTGAAAACATCGGATCATTTACTTTCTGGTCTATTTCGATCAGTCGTTCATCTAATATCGTTTTGTATCAAAAAACGATCATCAAAGTATTTGTGCCAGGAACACTTCTTGATGCTTATTATGTGCCTGTTGGAGTAACAATGGATCAAAGTATTGACAATTTACTTTTATCTTTAAATACGTTTGATCTGGACGGAACTATTGTATTTACCAGAATTACCAATGGAATTTTGATGTCATTCAACCCTGCTGGAATTTATATATTTAATGTCCAAAGCCAAATTGCAAATAGTGTAGTAACATCCGTTCCGGTTTTACTTCCTTCTAATGTCACCATTCCAGCAATTGAGATTGAATCGTTTTCTATCCAAATAATCGATACCTACGACAATGATCGTGTATTGATTGATGAAGTTACATTGAGTGGTTCTCCAACGCTTAAATATGATTCCGGCGATGATCTTTATCAATCATTAATGAATAGTGAATTATCATTTAATATGTTGGCGGCCAACTTTCAAGATGGTGTTTTTCTGCATCTTCTTACTGGTGATGAAAACCGTTATAAGGTTAAATTATTAAGCTATAACGCGGCACAAGTAGAATCTTTGATTTGGCAGGGTTTTCTTTTGCCAGACCAGTACAATGAGCCTTATAAAAATGGTGTTTTGCCAGTCGAATTCACGGCCGTGGATCGAATAGGTTCTTTAAAAGGAAAGTATCTTCCTGTATGGTATTACGTAAACCGCTTTCCTATTGCAGAATTAATAGCAATTATTTTGCAGCAAACCGGCTTAGAACAAAACCTAGTGGTCAAGCCTTCTATTGTGCCGCATTTAAATGAATGGAAAAATATAAACGTTCCTTTATCTCACTACGATAAAGAGGGAAAATTGACCGACGTCTACACAATTTTGACTGATATTTTAGAATCTCAAGCCTTGACTTTATACAGTTATCGAGGATATTGGTGGCTTGAAGGTTGCACGCGAAAAGGCGACAGATCGGGTGTTGCCTTACAATTTGATTACGCTGGAAATTCTTTGCCGGATATAAATTTTATTAAGAATGTCAATAAATATTTCTTTGCTACAAATCCAACTTTATCGGCAATAACGCCTTGGAAAGCGGTAAATGTAGATTTTACAGCAGAAGGTAATGACAACGTGTTTAGCGATCATATCGTTCAAAAAGAAATTTTCTTAACTGTCTATAATGAAGTCATAGAAACGGCAAACTTATCAGGTAATGCCTATAGAGATGGATATTTAAGAGATTGGACAAAAGTGGGATGTCCAGCACTAGCATACAGAACCAGTGATATCCGTAAATATAAGGAATCATTTAATTTTAAACACTTGTTTCAAAATGATTCTAATTTAAATATTATCGATATTTTTGGACCTTTCACTTTACAAAATTATTTTATTGCGCCAGAGCGTCCTTTTCTTAAAAAGGATATTCAGTATGAAATAGAAATTGAGGCAAAATATACATTTAAAAGTAGTCTACCTGAAGATATCCTTAGCAGTTATTTGCAACAAAGATTTATGGATTCTTTATTTAGGTTTCAATTATTAATAAACGGATTAGTTGTTTTAACAAATGTTCCAGCACAATACGATATTAAAAAATTTGTCTATAACCGATCACTTGATACTATAGGTGATGATACTGTTTTGCGTTTTAGAATTACTTCAAAATTCCGTCTCAATATCAGTGGACGTATTGAATTTAGAATCTTACATCCAAAAACGACATTTAATCTTTACGCTTTGCCTCCTGAAGAAAGTTTTGAATGGGATGTATTGAAAATTAATGTTCTTGATGATGAAGATACCGAAGATATTGTGCGCTTAGAACGGCCAATTAACTACACACTAGAAAAAGAAGTTTCTGCAAAATTTACTTGTTCACAGGATGAAAGCATTGAAAATAGTTTTGGAATTGGATTTCCAACAAATGTTTTTCCGTACACGTTTGATATTGCAAGAAATAACCAACCTCAAATTTTTACTGATTTGCAGGAATTTCCAACCGGAGATTCCGTATTAACCTTGCAAACATTTCAAGTTGAGCAAACTATTTTAGATGCTATTTTTAAAAATAATTTACGCAAAGGCGTTTTTTCGCAAAACATTTTAGGTGTTCAAAAATCGTTTTATAAGTTGTGGGGCAGGGTTAAGCACGCAATTTTTGTTGGATATACGTACCGCATGGGATATTTGTTAAGTTTTACTGATGAACCACTTTTGCCAAAAAAATACAGAAATATAGATATCCTAGAGCCATCAGATGTCCTAAAAGCAATGTTTGTAAAATACAATATAGAAAACTTTGACAAACGGTCTGAATGGGTCTTGATTGCTAGAAATTACGATAATGAAGTGCCGGAACCAACTCTGGTGCAAAATTATGCATCCGTGTTGGGAAATGCAATAATTAGTGTGCAGCCAGATGTCATGTTTCGTTTGGAAGGATCTGTAAAAGATTTATTATTTCCTGATGATTTAATTCGATTTCGGTACAACAACCAGGATAAAATATTTATAACGACATCACTAACAATAGACTTGGCAAATGCCGAAACAAGCGTTGTGGCAACCGAACGAAAAACCCAACGATTAACAGATATTATTTATGAGTAAAGTTAAAATTATATTTGAACAAAGCGTAGATCAATTGTCTATTAGTAATGACCTTGCTATTGATGGCAGTTTTCCAATTGATATAAACAACAATTATGCACTTGATTTACCAACCCAAGTTGTTCTTAATGTTTTGCCAACTGATTCGGTATTAATTGAAGCATTATTAAAAGTCTTAGATGCTGCGAGCTTTCAATATATGAGCACTAGTATATTTTATATAATCATCCAAAATACTAAATCGTTCGATTTTTCTCAATCTTATGTTCGGGATATTGTTTCAACGGGACGGCCTTTGACAGCTTTAGCAGATGGTCAAGAAATCATTGCACGTTTTCAAATAGCTAGTTTTTCAGGAACGCAATTTAGAGAAATAGTCTTGTATTACAATGATGCTTTAAATCCATTAGAATTGGAAGCCCTGGAAGAAATTGGAATTGTATTAACTGGCAATGGATCTTCATTTAGTATCACGAATACTTTTGAAACTAAAGTATCATTTAGCAAGCCAGTTGGTGTTTTAGAAACCTACGCAATCGATTTTAATAACGCTGATCAAATAATGCAACCATCATGAACAATACCGTCCACAGAATAAATTTTAGTCCTAAAAAACGAAAAACCCCTAAAAGATTAAAGTTTTTGACAACCGAATCAAATCAGTTTATAATGACCGAAAGCGGCCAAAAAATAAAATTATCATGAGCGAAATTAAAGTAAATGATTTAGATCCCTTACAGAACGTTCCGAACGAGGCTCTTATTTACGTAATTTCCGAAGGCGTTGATTATAAAACGACGAAAGAACGTCTTTTATTTGACTTACAACAGCAAATTGGCAATACCGTATTGCCCAACCAGCTTATTTCTATTGGAATTATCACTAAACTTGGAAATAATCGAACCGTTCCAGCCGGAGCCACTTGGAGAATTGACGGAGCTTTATATTCAAATGTTTCTGACTTTACGTACACCGTAAATCCTGCAAGTGTAGGAATGAATCGCATTGATCTTCTGGTGGCCACAAAATTAAACACGTTTCAAAAAGTAGTAGGAACGGCAAGTCCTGATGTTGTGGAAGGTCCAGAAGTTCCGAACAACACGCTTCCAGTTATGCAACATTATATTTTTGGTGAAACCGTTGACGACGAGCCGTCGCCAGTAGGGTTGTTCTTCGAAAAAGCATATTTATCCAACCAAACTATTTTGGGTGACGCTCCATTAGGAACGCTTGGATTGTCGGAAAAAAGAGGTGGAGTTATAGTTACGGGCACAATTCCATCTTTGGGAGGGTTTCAAAGGAATTCAAATAATTTTGTAATCGGAGCTCCATTTTTTGTGCATAACAGAACCGCTGGAGTGTTAGAATTACAAAACAGAAATTTAAATTCAAATTTAAAAATGATTTTTCCGAACGATGAAAATTTATTTTTAAGACAAAACGAGATAGCTTTATTTGTAGAAGTTGAAATTTCAGGAATTCGATACAAGCAGTTTGTGGCCAGTTCAAGTTATGTGGTAAAAGCGACAACTTCAGCGCGTGGTGGCGTCAAGGTTACCTCAAATGAAGCTGATCCACTCGTTTACACCGCTGAAGATACCGATGGTTTATTGGGCGAAAAGCAAAACGAATTATTTGAAACCAACGGCATTGAAATTGACAGAACGCTTCCCGAATATCCAGTTATTTATGTTGATAAAGATTATTTAAAAGGCTTCTTTCAGACAACTCCTCGATTAGTAAACGCAAGCACAACCGCTTTAAACAACGAAATTTTGCACGTAACATCGAATGCAACTATTACGGATATAGTTGGTGCGGTTGCGGGAGACGTTTATAAAGTGGTAGTTATAAATGGACTTGCTACAATTGGTGGTCAAATTTACGGCAAGGGCGAAACAATAGAGCGTTATTTTGACGGCACAATTTATTTAACCAATTTACCAAACGGGCAAAAATACATTGACGTAACGGCAAACGCGACAGTTACAAACGATTGGTACAAGTCTATTGTTAGAATAAGAGCGACGTCCACAATTACAATTCCAGCAGGTCTAAATAGACGAATAGATTTTGTATGCTTTGCATATCCAACGATAACGGCCACTTTTGTAGCAGGCGCGGGCGAAACGGTTACAAGTTCTAAAGGTTTGGTTTTAAAGGACGGAGCAACAAATAGTGTATTTTCAGATGGACTGAATACAGTTATAATCATAGGTGAAATGACAGTATCATGATAGTAGCAAATGTAATGACCTTTGGTAGAATTTATAAAGTAGAGCCAGAAACAACTTTATTTGGAAGTTTTTCAGGAAGTAATAAGTGGATAGGCGGTGTTTTATCACAAAATGGAAAAATTTATTTTGTTCCCCATCTTTCTGCTCAAGTTTTAGTAATAGACCCCTCCACAAACACAACTTCTTTATTTGGAAATTTGTCAGGAAGTGGCAGCTGGTTTGGCGGTGTTTTAGCACCAAATGGAAAAATATATTGTGTTCCATTTAGTGCCGCCCAAATTTTAGTATTAGACCCCTCCACAAACACAACTTCTTTATTTGGAAATTTTTCAGGAAGTAATAAATGGGCAGGAGGAGTTTTAGCACCAAATGGAAAAATATATTGTGTTCCATTTAGTGCCGCCCAAATTTTAGAAATTGACCCCTCTACAAATACAACTTCTTTATTTGGAAATTTTTCAGGAAGTAATAAATGGGCAGGAGGAGTTTTAGCACCAAATGGAAAAATATATTGTGTACCTCGTAATTCTACGCAAGTTTTAGAAATTGACCCCTCTACAAATACAACTTCTTTATTTGGAAATTTGTCAGGAAGTAATAAATATTCTGGCGGTGTTTTAGCACCAAATGGAAAAATATATTGTGTTCCATTTAGTGCCGCCCAAATTTTAGTAATAGACCCCTCCACAAACACAACTTCTTTATTTGGAAATTTTTCAGGATTAGAAAAATATTCTGGCGGTGTTTTAGCGCCAAATGGAAAAATATATTGCGTTCCGTTTAGTGCCGCCCAAATTTTAGTAATAGACCCTTCAAATAACACAACACAGTTGTTTGGTAATATCACAGGTGGAAGCAATAAGTATGCAGGAAGCTCTTTAGCACCAAACGGGAAAATTTATTGCGCTCCTTTTAATGACACACAAATTTTAGAAATATTAGGTGTAAATATTCCAAACATAATAGGTATAGAAGCTCAAATACCAGCAAATTTGGCAAATTTACCAACTTCAAATTATAATAAACTTTATAACAAACTATAAAAATGGCACAAATTAGAACAAAAATAAAGATTGGTCAAGTAAAGCCTAATCCTTTAGCGCCAAAATGGCTAGGAATCACTGGTATTGAGATTATTGCACAAATGAGTGGCGCCACCCAAAAAACATCAAAATGGGTTGGCTTGACAACTTTGGAAGCTATTTTACTATTAAAAATAAATGAAACACAAACTTTATAACAATGGCAAAAATTAGAACAAAAACAAAAATTAATTGGGGTGGATTTAATCCTGATATTCAAAATACAATTATCAGTACGGCTACTGAATTGGTAAAAAACGAAAGCGGATGCACGTTTCAAATTAGAGACGTGGCAATGTTGGAACATGATGTTTTAGATGAAAATGGAGTAGTTGTTTCAACTTACGAAACGGAATTTCAAGAGTTAAGAAACAAGCAAATAAACATTAATTCTGAACAATACGAACAGCTATTTCAAGCTAGCAATTTGTACATGGACGAACATTATCCGCATTTGACTACACTTCAAAGAGAAGTTAAAAGATTGGATGTGGCGTTTTATTTGCACTTTAGCTCTGACTTTTTACCGAATGGATCGTTGGGATATGGTACGGAAATTAACAATTGGCAAATAGTACAATAAT